AGATATCCGTATCGTTCGGTCGTAACGAGGATAACAAGGCGGCTGATTATGCCAACCTTGCGAGGGGTCAGGGTCTCGAACCTAAGCAAAAGCTGAAAGTCGAGCCCATGACTCTGAAAGCGTTAGTCCGTGAGCGTATCGAGGCAGGACAAGAAATGCCAACGGAAATTTTCAACATCTTTGTTGGAAATAAGACAACAATAAAAAGGAAACAATAAACATGAGCAATGTAACAAAAAAAGCAAATGGTGCATTAGCCGAATTAAACTTCGAAGCTGATGCAGGCCAAGGCTTGAACATGACGCAAGATGATCTTGCGTTACCGTTCTTAAAAGTCTTGGGTCAACTATCTCCTGAATGTAACAAGAGGGATGCTAAACATGTCAAAGGGGCAGAACCTGGCATGATTATAAACACAGTGACAAACGAAGTTTATGATGGCGAAAAGGGGATAGATGTCGTTCCGGTACACTACAAAAGACAGTATATCGAATGGCAAGATAGAGGTGAGAGCCAAGGAGCTCCAGTAAAAATATATGAAGCTGGAGACGACTTACCTAAAACTACGAGAGACAAGTTTAATAAAGATAGATTAGCAAACGGTAACTATCTTGAAAACACAGCTAGTCACTTTGTAGTTGTACTTGGTAAAAGCCCAACAACAGCGTTGATATCTATGAAAGCTACTCAACTAAAAGTTAGTAGAAAATGGAACTCAATGATGATGGGTTTAAAAATGCAAGGTAAGAACGGAATGTTCACACCGCCAACATATAGCCATATTTATAAACTAAAAACTGTTCAACAGTCTAACGACAAAGGAACATGGTTTGGTTGGGATATAGCAAGAGTTGGCCCTATCAACGATCCTGGTGTTTACAAAATAGCAAAAGACTTTGGCACGAATGTAGCCAAAGGTGCTATTCAAGCGAAACACGAGTCTGATACTAAGGCTAAAAAACAGGACATAAATTTATAAGTTCTCATTTCGATGGGAATGTGGGGCGACAATGGGAGACTGGAGTCGCCCCCAACAAAAGAAAGTTATGGATAGAGTTGATAGTCAAGCACCGAATACATTTAAAGATTGGATAAATCTAGACAAGGTTATTATCCCTTGTTTAAAAGGCACACCGATTGTTAAGAGTTGGAGTGATGCAAATTTTAAAATATCAGAACAAGAGTGGCAACAAAAATATTCTCATTGTGAAATAGCTTTACGATTAGATGATGATGTAGACTTTGATATTGATAATGATTTAGTAAAAAGATTTATAGATAAGTACATCGTGTCATGTGGAGCTATATCAGGAAGACCCACTAATCCAACAAGTCACTATTGGTGGAAGGGTAAACTAGATTTTAAACAGTTTGCATTACCTAAAGAATTAGAAAGTCATTACAAACATTTTCCACATGGAGGAACCCTTTGTGAAATAAGAAACGGTCCAACGTGTTACACGATCGTACCAAGATCAAAACATAGTAAAGCTAATGAACATGTAGCATGGGAAAAATTTACAGGAATAAACCAATACCCTGGAGATCTTAACAAAGATTTACGTAAAGTGGCTTTGTCTACAGCATTAAGTATTTTATATGGAGGACAAGGGAAGAGAGATCAATACTGTACAGCGATTGCTGGTGTATTATCTACCCACACAGATTGGTCAGAAAAAGATATTAGTGAGTTTGTTTACAACATAGCTATTGTATCTAATGATGAAGAAGCAGAAAAAAGAAAATCAAAAGGCACAAGTGTTAAGAAAGCACAAAGAAAACTTGGGATACCCACACTAGCAGAAATAGTGGGTTGCTCTCAAAAAACAATAGCAGATCTTTTTAGATGGGTTGGTGTTAATCATGAAACAACAGAGGGTGCTGCAGCCGTTGCACAGATTGTTGAGTATGGAAGCGATAGATACTTTGTAAAAGTAAAGACAAAAGTTAATGGTATCTTACAAGAAAAAGAGGTTCAGATAGATGGACCTACACTCATGAATCAAAAAGCTTTTTATGATGCAGTAATTAGTAAAGCACAGGTGTGGTTGCCTAAGATGAAACCAGTAGAGTTTGAGAAGACTATGAAAAGAAAATTTGAAGAAAGAGAAAAATCAGAATTATATGTGGCAGAGGCAGATGAATCTTATCGTTTTAAAAAATTGTTTAGACAATATTTATCAGAAGAAACAGTATATGAAGATAAAAAAGCTTTAGCCTCTCACGGTAGTCCATTTCAAAACATAGAAAAAAATTACTTAGAATTTAGTTTAAATGGTTTTGAAGATTTTTTAGAGAGAAAAAGAGCATATAAAAATAGAACAGACCTAGTTATTGACTGTCAAAAGATATTAAAAGCTAGAAGAATAAATGGTAAGTATGATGGTAGGTCTTGCGTATCTTGGAGAATAGATAATTTTAAATATGATGAGAGAGATATTATTCTTGAAGGAGAAGCTGAGGAAGTAAAGGAGATTACACATGACTCCTAAGTTTATATCCGGTCCACCCGGCACGGGTAAAACAAGTATATGGCTAACCGATAAGTACGTCAAACTTTTAGAAAAATATTCTCATTCTAATATCATAGTTTTATCACACACTAATGTGGCTGCGGACGAAATAAGAGATAAAATTTTAAAATCAAAAGAAGTAAAAGAAAGAGGTTTAACAAAAAAATCTTTCACACATAAAATATCTACCATTCATTCTTATTGTAAAAATAAGATGCAAGATAAAAGAGAGCTTTGGGGTTATACGGATTATGAGGCATGTTGTGAATTGAACGGAAACTTTAGATTAAAGAAAGCTAAACCTAAAGATATTGATGATAGAAGTCATCCTTTTTTAAAATTTATTGATGGAGCACATGGTCATGCCCGTAGTTTAGAAGATCATTGGGAAGAAACTGAAAACAATACAGAAGCATTTAGACCCTATAAGAAAGATACTCTAATAGCTATGGCTAAAACTTACTACGATTATTTAGACAACTATAAACTATCTGACTACAATGAAATGATTCAAAAATTTATAGACAAAGCAAGAGCACCAGAGATAGATGTTTTAATTGTAGATGAAGCTCAAGATAGTAATGCATCACAAAGAATAGCTTTAGAAAAATTAGCAACTTATGCAAAAGAAGTTTATTGGATAGGTGATGCTGACCAAACTATATTTGAGTTCGCAGGAGCTGATGCAGATTACTTCCACACTTTATCTAAAGATGCAGAACAATTAGAACAAGGTTATCGTTGTGGTTTAACTATTAACACAAAATGTAAAGAGATTATAAAACCTATATGGGATCATTATGGATATACAAGAGTTTGGAAACCAGCAAAAAATATTATAGGTGAAGCGTATCAAATACCTAGTTGGGATAGACCCTCTTATGGTTTAGATAAACTTCTAGAGAAAATAGAAACAACAAAGGAAAGTTTTTTATTTACTTATCGTGGCAACCCTACAGATAAAAAGGTAAGGCAGTTTCTTAAAACTAATGGAATACAATTTGCACATATAAAAAATACAGCTTTTGTATCAAACAAAGAATTAAGATGCCATAAAGTATGGCCTAACTTTATTGCAGGAGAACCAATGTCACTTAAACAAATAAAAGATTTTTGGGACTACATAGGTAGTATTGCAGTAGTGAGAGGTAAAGGTAAAAACACAGATCCATTTAAAGACTGGGTAAAACAAGACTATACTATAGATCAATTAATATCTAAAAATTATTTAAAAGATAGTGTTAAAAGTCAAAGAGATTTTTCTTCAATAAGAACAAAAGTAGACCCAGAGAGAATTAAATATATTGATAATGCATTACACAAGGGGGTTGATCTAGATAATGATGTTAGAGTTAAATATGGAAATATACATGATGTAAAAGGCACAACGTTTGATAACGTGATAGTGGATGAAACAAGAACAAGGGTCGAAGAATACTTTACACAACTAAGATTAAAATTTGTAGCGTACAGTCGAGGTCGAATAGATTACTGGACCGTTAAATCATCTGATAAATATAAACTAGGAGCTAGACGTGGCAGCACATTCTAAAGATCCTTTCAAGAAACAAATTGCAGGATCTCACTATCGTAAATTTAAAATTCAGCCAAGTAAGTTTATAAATGATAACGAGTTGCTTTTTGCAGAGGGCTGTGTTATTAAATACGTAATGAGGCATCGTCTCAAAGGAAAGAGAAAAGATCTTGAGAAAGCCATACATTATATTGAAATGATAATAGAGAGGGACTATAAATAATGTGTACCGTACCAGAACTAATTGAATTAGATCTGAAGGGCGTAGATACGGTAGCCATCGACTTAGAGACTTACGATCCAGGGCTAAAGAAACACGGATCAGGAGCCATCAGAGGAGAAGGTTTTGTTTGTGGTATTGCAATAGCTACAAAGAAACAAACCTTTTACTTTCCCATCGCACATGCAATGACAGGCAACCTAGATCCAAAGTTTACCTGGAACTTTCTCAACCAAAAAATATTTCAAAATAAAAATATAAAAAAAGTTTTTCACAATGCAATGTATGATGTGTGTTGGATAAGAGCAGTAACAGGGCAAATGCCTCAAGGAAAACTATTAGATACCATGATAGCAGCATCTGTATTAGATGAAACAAGAATGAGATATTCTCTAGATGCTATCAGTAAAGATTATTTAAAAGATTCTAAATATAAATATGATCTGCAAGAAAAAGCAGCAGCTTATGGTGTTAAAGATCCCATGAGTAATATGGATAAACTACCTTACTCTGTTGTAAAAGATTACGCAGAACAAGATGTTAGATTAACTTACAGTCTGTGGGAAATATTTAATAAAAAATTAGACGAAGTATTATATCAACAAAAAGATAAAACGTGTAGGAAAATATTTAATTTAGAAACAAAATTATTCCCTTGTTTAGTTGACATGAAATTTAAAGGAGTTAGAATCGATGTCCAAAAAGCACAGCAGTTTGGTAAGTTTTTAGAAAGAAGA